CAAACATATAAAATCATCTCTCTTTGAAATAGAACTATGAATACATACTTAGGACAAAAAGGATATACTATTCCAAAGTCAGAGTTGACACAAGAACAGATTGCTACTATTATATCAGACCTTACAATAAAACCATATACACCAGGAGGACCCAAAACAAATATTAATGTAAAATTTCCAGCATATCGCGAATCCCCCTTGAAAATTTATGTACCACATTATTATGGTGTTGAAAAATTTGGAGAACCCCGAGCCTTGAAAATAAAAGAGGGCGACCCGTTGAATGAAAAAGTACAGTTTGCCGGTTCCTTGCGTGATAAAATACAGATTGCAACATCGGACACATATTTTGACCACGTAACAAAAAAAGGGTATGGGGGAGGACTGATTGAACTAGCGTGTGGAATGGGTAAAACAGTAATCGGTCTGAATATCATATCGCGACTCAGGAAAAAGACACTTATTATTGTCCATAAAGAGTTTTTAATGAACCAGTGGATAGAACGCATAGAACAGTTTTTACCGAATGCCAAAGTAGGTAAAATACAAGGACCAACAATAGATATTGAAGGAAAGGATATTGTTATAGGGATGCTTCAGTCACTTTCTATGAAAGACTACGAATCGTCTGTATTTGATTCTTTTGGTTTAACGATTATAGATGAGGTACATCATATTTCAAGCGAAGTATTTTCCAACTCACTTTTCAAAATAGTGACAAAGTATATGCTAGGTTTATCTGCCACGATGAACCGTAAAGATGGAACAACCAGGGTGTTTAAGATGTTTTTAGGTCCAGTATTATTCAAAGGAAAAAGAGAAGAACAGTTTGATGTTGAGGTGAGAGGAATAGAATACAAGACACAAGATGAAGAGTTTAATGAAGTCGCAACTGATTTTCGTGGGAATGTGGCATTTAGCACAATGATATCAAAATTATGTTCTTATAATAGGCGTAGCGAGTTTATCTTGGAAGTGCTGCAGGATTTATTTATTGAAAATCCAGAACAACAAGTCATGATATTGGCACATAATAAAAGTTTATTGAAATATTTGTATGATGCTGTGGAACATAGAAAAATAGCCGATGGTTCTGTGGGTTACTATGTTGGTGGAATGAAAGAGGCGGATTTGAAAGAAACAGAGTCAAAACGAGTGGTTATAGCAACTTATGCGATGGCGGCAGAGGCACTTGATATAAAAACGCTTTCCACACTTATTATGGCAACACCGAAAACAGATATAGAACAGTCAGTGGGACGTATTTTAAGAGAAAAACATAAACAACCGATTGTAGTGGATATCATAGATAGTCACGAACCTTTCCAAAAACAGTGGTTCAAAAGAAAACAGTTTTATAAGAAAGAGAATTACAAAGTTAGGTATACAACAAGTGATGGTTACTTACGTGATAAATTGTTTGGTAAAAGTGTCAAGAATAGTAAAGTTTCTAAAGTTGAAGCAAACGAAGAATCAAACTTTGAACAAGAAGAAGAACCACAACAGAAAAATATTTGTTTGATACCAAGCATAAAAAAGTCTACATAATAAGTATATTTATACAATGGAAATAAAACATGTTTGTTCCTTAGGGAACTCTTGTCATACTGCATATATTTTAAAAAGAAATAAACTCAAGGTTGTCTCTTATCCTTTTGACTGGATTATTTCCAACTATAAAATCATCAAACATTGTATAGAGGACAACTTCCATATTTTTTTAGACAAATCGTATTATATGAGTATTGAGGGTGGGACAAAGTGTAGACATGCCTATTATGAGGAGGATATGTTTTATCACCATAACCCTTTGATGAATGAGAAGCATTATGAGTATTATGTAAGATGTGTCCAAAGGTTTCAGGATTTATTGAAAAACCCGGATAGTAAACTGTTTATCATGATGGTTACGAATATTACAGAAATGGAAGAAACTAGTTTAGAAGATAAAAACAATTTACAAGATATGAAAAATGATATTATAGAGTTCAATGAAACCCTTTCAAAATATACGACAAATTATACGTTGCTAGTTATTTTCAATATGATTAATAAGGAAAATAATTATCATATGTTTAGTGACTGTGAATGCGTGAATATTCATTTTTTAAAATTATATACAAAAACAGAAAGTGATGGAATCGTTTTCAAAAATATAGATGATAATATTTATTTGAGAAATATTATTAGAAATAGGTACAAGTTTGATATTTCTTTATAGACTTATAGGTTTAGTTTTGAACACCAGTATAGTGGTTATAACTGTTGAAACAGTTACCTGTATTTGGATTAGGTGAGTAGATTGGTGGGTTTGCTAGTGCACTGTTACTTGGACTAAGAGGTGTAGAGGCTAATGCAAAGTTATTGGTAAACTCTGTATTTCCTCCTCTATATCTTCTTTTTCCTCCTCTAGTTCTTGTTCTTGTTCTAGAACGTCTTGACTTGGACTTATAAACATATCCACCTCTTTTAGTATGTCTTCTTCTTGATATTTTTCTTCCTCCTCTTCTAGTAGTCATTCTTTTATACATACTACGAATATTATTTTTTTTACCTTTACCACCTTTAAAAGAACGAGTGATAACCGACGCATTTGCGGCATCTACATTATTTGATATACCACGTAAACCAGCATTTGGTATTTCGTTACTTGACAACCCAGCAGAGTAATTTGACCCGTCAACATTTACATAATCAGGGTTGACATTACTATTTGGGATAATATTTCCATAACCAATAAAAGACATATATATTTATTGGTTATTTTATTTTTGGGTATATTTTTATAAAGATAAAGATACATCACTATAATTACACAAGTTTTTAATTTCATATGTCGCTGCTAAACGCACAGGTGTCCACTTTTTGAACTTCATATTAAATACACAGTACATATAAAACTTTCTATCTAAATATACATATTTATCCGTTTTATCATTTTCAAACTCTTCTTCATCGTCACTTTCTTCTAGTGAATCTAAATTATCGTTTTCTTTTATATTTCTAAATAATTTGTTCATTAAAACACTTGTTTTATAATCTGGAATACATGCTATGTTGAAGTAGTATTCATCTAAATCCTTGTGTTTACAATATAAATGATATATATCCGTTTCAATATCTGGTTTCACTAAAAATATAGCCGCCGATACTCTTGTTTGTTTCAAAGGCTGTTTTGGCACGTAGTTTGTCTTTTCATTCTTTTCATTTTCTAATTTATTAGTTTGTTTTTTATTTATGTGTACAGGGGAAGGGGCATTATTATGAACAGTTGTGTTTGGACTTGTAACCTTTGTATTTGTAACATTTGTATTTATATTTGTATCCTTATCAATAAAACGAACCCCTAAGACAGCGTCTTTGGTATAACTATTATACTTACGAAACTGAAAAAAAGATATTCGATAAGTAATAGACTTGTTTACCAATGCTTCTTCCATGTCTTTCCAACTACTTGTTGTAACTGGTAACCCGAGTACAATAAAGTTCTTTGTATACGCAACCTGTTTCAACTCTTCTTGCTTTGAAAAAACATCTCTTATCAATGTCAATTTATCATACATGGAAATACTAGTCACATCTTTGCTTTTATAATAAAACACATCTTGAATTGTAAAATAGGTTTGTTCCTTATCTGGATAACGATAAAACTGTGTTCCGTAAAAAATAGTCCCAGTTACATATGCGAGCGTTTTATCAAAACAACAAGGATAAATACTGATATTCGATATAATATAATCTTCCTTTGCTTTTGCATAAGGTTGTTTCATTGAACTACCATTTGGTTTGGTGTCAATATCCATAATAAAACAAACAGGATTTCCTTGATATATTGTAAACCAAGCAAAGCACTTTTTCCCTTGTGGAATAGCATATATAAAATCATATTCATTAACTTTTTTATGTGCGATAGTTTCATAAGAAAGTTTAATACTAGGAAAATCTTTAAGAACACATATTTTCTGGTCATAGGATAAACTTTGTATACTCATTGTTTAGTGTAAGTTGAATTAAAGAACTAGTCTACATATTTATGGTAATATGTCTTTAAGTTGTTTTGGTTTTATTGTTTATTATTTGAGCATTTAAAAAAACCTCTTTAGCTCTAGTTCACGGTCACTATTGTTTGCCATCACAGGACGTGCAATAGGAACTGGTAATGTGCTTACATCATACAAATATTTCATATATCCTTGTGCTTCGCTAAAAACTTGCTCAATACAATAGTTTAGAACCATTTGGTTTAGCTCCTCCACTTGTTTAGTTACACTCGACATTTTGTTTGCAGCGTACTGTAAAAAAATACTTCGCATAATAATTTTAAGAGCGTCGCAATCTTGTTGTCCTACAACATACTGGTTATTTGAACGTTCATATACACCTGCGCGAATACCATTCTGAAGAATTTGGATATTTTGTTTAGAAAAAAATGTGCGTGAAAGGTCAGTTTCATCCCACAGTCCTTCGGTTGGGTTTCTAAAAGTAGCACATTGGTTTGCTGGTATTCTATCATATAAAGCAAATAATTTAGAAGTATTAGGGCTTTTTATATCAACTCTTCCGTTCCAAAAACTATTACTCATCTTATATAATATATAGTATAAAGAAAATAGATTATTTATTTATAACTTTTATTTTATAGATAACACCTTTTTTATAAGACTTTTTAAATACTTTTTTTAATAGTATATATTATATTATGTCTTCATTATTCAATATACCATCATTAGTGACTGTTGAAAGTTATTTACAGTCAAACTTAATCACTATTGTTAGTTTTATACTTGTTGTTGTTATAATAGTCTCTTTATTACTTAATAAAGGTATATCCGATATAGTAAAATCTTTTTTCGCCTCTTTTATTTTTGGTGAATTTCAAAAAATGGTAATTGGTATTGCATCTGTCATCTTGATGATAGTACTTGTAATTCTTGGAATTTCTATGGGTTATTCAGCAGCAGGAGCTGCATGGCCACCTAGTATAGGAAACTGCCCTGACTATTGGATAGATACAAATGGCGATGGTTCAAACTGTGTAAATACGTTAAAATTAGGAAATCAAGGAACACCTAGTTCTATGAACTTCAACACCGGTACTTTTTCAGGGTCTGGTTCAAACTGTAATAAGTATCAGTGGTCAAATAATACAGGTGTATCCTGGGACGGTATTACATATGGAGCCTATAATCCTTGCTTACCTATACCTACACCAAAACCTTGGTTCTAATGGAATAGTGTTTAAGTAAACTCTTATGTTGATAACAAAATAGATATAAACCTTTATTTTTATATCTATAAAACAATACTTATATATTATAAGTATGGATATTAAAAAGTTTTTTAGCATCGAAAATAGTAAAAGTAACTTAATTTATTGTAGTTCAGACGAAGACAATGATGATAGTAATAATAAGAATCCCCTAGTCCCAACCATTTGTGTGAAGACAGACAAACAAATAGAAGAAGATGCATTGAAAAAGGTATCGATTCTGCCTGAAATATTAGTGTATTTTATCAAAGAATACATACCACACAAAGTTGTTATTTTTTTAGACAAGTCATTATACATAAGTCATCATTACCTAGTAGGACAAATGTTACTACAAAATAAACATACAGAGAAATATATTCGATATATAATTCGTAGAGATTTCAGTTATGTATTTGGACAACTACTGAATGAAAACATAGACAAGTGGTTACGTCATAAGAAAAAGTATCCGTATAACAATTTGATATATCCACATTATATCTATTTTTTAAATGACTATTGTATTGAACATGAATCCGTTCATTGTAAAGAAGAAATTACATCTTTATTTCAAAAATTAGGTTTATGTAAAAAAGATAATAAAAAAATCAAGGTAACCAGTATAAAGAGATGGAGGTCATAGAGAATATGCCTGTTGATAAACAACCTGATATTAACTCTAAAAAAACAATAGATATGAAAAATATAGATATGAACTCTATACTGAACAGGGAAGAAAAGGCGAAACAGTTCAAGGAAATACTCACGCTTTTTCCAACTCATAAAAATTTGGTTACTTTCAAAAAGGGAATATATGTTTATGGGGAACCAGGAACAGGCAAAACTAGTTTTGTGATTGACTTATTGAAAGAACTTGACTATGACGTAGTAAAATACGATGCTGGTGATATACGTAATAAAAGTATCATAGATACAATAACTCACCATAATATGGCCGACAAAAATATAATAAGTATGTTTCATAGAAAAGTAAAAAAAATAGCGATTGTGATGGATGAAATTGATGGTATGAATAATGGGGACAAAGGCGGTATTAATACGCTTATTAAACTGATAAGACCAAAGAAAACAAAGAAACAGAAACTGGAAGAAACATGTTTGAACCCTATTATATGTATTGGAAACAACTATATGGATAAAAAAATAAAAGAGTTGATGAAAGTATGTCATATTATAGAACTTGTTACACCTACCAACCAACAAGTAGAGAATATTCTTGTTCGATGTTTTCCTAATTTACAAGAGAATACAAATATAAATACAAATGCCAATATAAGTACCAGTACAAATATAAATAGTGTTACTAAGAATACTAGTCAAAACAGTCAAAGGTCTTTGATTGAAAGCATGACAAGTTATATTCAAGGTGACTTGAGAAAGTTGGATAGTATTGTTGAAATTTATAAAGAGTTGGAGTTATCAAAAAACAAAAAGGAAGATAATAAAGACAATATGTTTTCTTTAATAAACGGTGATATAGATATATTCAATACAATATTCCAGAAAAAGACATATAGTGATGATACGAAAAAAATAACAAAGCGACTAATGAATAATTATTTTTCTTTAAATGACCATAATGCTGTAATGAATGAAACAGATAGAACTATTATTGGGCTGCTATGGCATGAAAATATTATAGATGTTTTGGGAGGAAAAATGCCGAAAAATGTGTCTATCCCTTTTTACTTGTCTCAGCTAGAAAATATTTGCTTTGCAGACTATATTGACCGAATTACTTTTCAAAAACAGATTTGGCAGTTTAATGAAATGAGTTCTCTTATAAAAACATTCAAAAACAACAAGATGTATCATGATACATTCAAGAAAAAACCGAAATATAACCCTACGGAGGTGCGTTTTACAAAAGTGTTGACGAAATATTCGACAGAGTATAATAACTTGACTTTTATTCAAAACCTTTGTCAAATATTAGATATGGATAGAAAAGATATGTTGTCTTGTTTTCTTGAACTTAGAAATAAGTATAATGGAGATGAAAATGCGATATTTGAACTTTTTACCAATTATGATATTACAAAGTTGGATATTTCTCGTCTTTATCGTTATATTGACAAGTATGTAAAAGATACAAGTGGGGAAGAAGAACCTCAAAGTAATATTGTTGAAGATGATTGCGATGTTGATAATTTATAATGAATATGATATAAATATGTTGTATTTTTAATATGGAAAAATGTTTAAAATAGTATAGACTTGAGATGGATACTGATTAGTCTTTTTTATATGTTATATTTATATTTGAAACAACTTGAATAGTAGAAAGCATATATTATAAGATATGATAAGTAAATTATACAACTATCATAAAAATAGGAATAACTATATAATTGACTATGAAGAGTTTAGAGACTTTGTAAAAGAAAAATTAGATAGTAAACATCACTATAAAACATGTGAGTTGTTTGAATCATTAGGATACAATGATATTACGGAGATGAAAAAAAATAATAAAGAATATTTGAATGAATGTAAAAAAAAGAATGATGAGTGTGAAAGAACACACAACTTTAATATACTTTGTGAAAAAGAGTCTGATACAGATGAAAAACATATCTGATATGTGATGTCTTTTTTAAATAAATAGGTAAACAATATTGATTATTATAATAATATAATCAATTTAAAGATATGGTAACTTTTTTTATAAGAATACATTTTTACTATTCATATAAAAACTATAATAAAAATAGAAAGTTTGGTTATGGCATTAATACAAGAGTATTTTGATTTGACAAAAACATATAAGAGTGAGTATGGTGAAAAAGTAATTGTGTTAATGCAAGTGGGTAGTTTTTATGAAATATATGGATTGGAAGATAAGGAAACAAAGCAAATGTGTAACAAGGCCAGTAACATTGAATATATTAGTAAACTTTGTGAACTCAACATAGGGGACAAACATAGTACCATAGACGGTAAAAATGTGATTATGATTGGGTTTTCTCCTTCGGTGGTAGACAAGTATTTGAAAAAAATGATGGATGTTGGTTATACGGTTCCTATTTTCAATCAAGTAGAAGAAGTAGTAGATAAAAAGACTGGTACGAAAACTTCTTCCAAAAAGGTGATTACTAGAAAGTTGGCAGGCATTTATTCATCTGGCACCTATTTATCCACAGAAACCACAAAAATCACAAACAATACTACATGTATATGGATAGAAGTTGTAGAAAACAATAGTTTTATGTTTTCAAAGACCACTGCCTCTACTACAGCAAAAACAGTGTATGTAGGTGTATCCAATATAGATATTTTTACAGGAAAAACAAGTATGATGGAGTTTCATGAACCTTATATGAAAAATGGGACACCATTTGACGAGTTGGAAAGGTGTATTGCTGTATATAACCCGAGTGAAACTATTATCATTGCTAACTTGCCAGATAAAGACATAAAAGAAATACTGAGTTATATCGGCGTGAACTCTACACTTGTTCACATTATAAACAGAATGGATATAGATAATAACAAACAGACTGATTCTTTATCAAACAAAAACGAGTTTATAAATAGGTCAAAGAACTGTGAGAAACAAGTTTATCAAAAAGAAATAGTAGAAAGGTTCTATGACCCAGCATATTTTCAAACGAACTTCCAGATGTTTTATGAGTATCCTTTTGCAACACAGTCCTTCTGTTTTTTACTGGATTTTATTTATCAGCATAATCCTTGTCTTACAAAAAAGATTTCAGAACCAACTTTTGATACTAAGAATGATAGGCTTGTGTTAGCAAACCATTCTTTACAGCAGTTGAATATCATACAAGATAAGAATAATGACTATGGAGGTATTTATTCTTCTGTGGAAAAGATGTTGAATAGGTGTATGACGCCTATGGGTAAAAGACAATTCTCCCATAATTTATTATATCCAACTACAAATATCGAGTACTTGGAAAAAGAATATGATATGATAGGTGTATTATTCGATACTGGTTTTGAAGAAGGATACAAGTATATAAAACAAAACCTTTCTTCAATGAAGGATATGAATAAAGTTTGTCGTCAAATAATGTTAGGTAAAGTATCGCCTAAATCCTTGTGGCATTTGTATAATAATATTTGTAAGGTAGAAGAGTTGTATGGGTTTTTAAGTGATAGTGAGAATAGTGGTTTATTGAATGACGAATGTATTTCAAGAAGTAAAAAAGAAAAAATATGTAACTACTTGGAAGGTAAGATGGAAATAAAAAACATAAGTGAGATATGTGATACTATAAAAGGGTTTTTAAATAACCATCTTCGTATAGATATTTGTAAAGACGAAGAAAACATTTATGTGTTTGATGATAACTTTATACAGTATGGTTTGAATACTGATTTAGATAAGATGGAGTTAGAATGTGAAGAGTCTTTGAAGAAGTTGGAATCTATACAAGAATATTTCAATAGGATAATGACAAATGTAAATGGGACAAAGTCGGCTGAGTATGTAAAGTTGACGAGTACTGCAAAAAATGTGTACCAACTACAAGTTACAAAAACAAGAAGCGATATATTGAAAAAGGCGATACAAGCTTTGAAGGAGAAAGAAACAGTGGTTGAGTTGGAGTATGTGATAAAAAAGCCAGAAAAGTTCAATTTTATTATATCCAATGGAGTAGTTGACTTTCATAAAAAAAGTGAAGACACTATTATCATATCTACAACACAGACACAACTGTTATGTAAAAACATAACGTCTTTGAAAACAGATATGAAAGAAAAGATATATCAAGTGTATGTAAGCATTTTGAAAAAGCTAGAAGGACTACAAGATAAAATAGAGTTACTATCTAGTTTTATAACGTATATTGATATGATATTCACAAAAACCTATATTGCAAAAACAAACTCTTATTGCCGTCCTACCATATCTACTAATAAAGAAAACAAGGAAAAGTCATTCGTCAAGGCAACTGGTCTAAGACATGCTCTTATTGAGAAAATAAACACGGAAGAAACTTATGTTACAAATGACATTTACCTAGGAACGAAAGAAGAAAAAGATAAAAAGGAAAAGGATAAAAACCCTAGCAAACCTATAAATGGTATATTACTATATGGGACAAACGCAGTAGGAAAAACCAGTCTTATTCGTGCGATTGGTATTGCAGTTATAATGGCACAGTCCGGTATGTTTGTACCATGTTCTTCTTTCGTCTACTCGCCTTATAAATATATTTTTACTCGTATCCTAGGGAATGATAACTTATTTAAAAGTATGTCTACTTTTGAGGTGGAAATGAGTGAGTTGAATACAATTCTTCGTTTATCGGATAAAAACAGTTTGGTTCTTGGCGATGAACTGTGTTCAGGAACAGAAAACACATCGGCAATAAGTATATTTGTTTCTGG